AGCACTAATTCAGCCTTGACTGTCTTCGCCATCCTTGTGTCCTCCGTGGCGCAAAAAAGAAACCCCAGGCTTCGGGCTGAATGCGGTGATGAGCCGACCGGCGAACCGGACCCGAAGCCTGGGGCTTCTAATCTTTGCGTGTTGTGACATCGTTTCATTCATCATCGGATCATTCATGTCTCAGACTCTACCACAGTCCCTCGGAGAAGGTCAAGGTTCTTTATCCGACAAACGCAGGCCAATTCTTCAGCGCTTCCGCCGCCTCGTCCGAGACGGTCAGCCATTGCCGCACGGCTTCCGTGGCGGTTTTGGCTACCGCATGGGTTAATCGCACGCCATCCTTTGGGCCGCTCTGCGCCAGTCCGAACAGGCCCCCGCAAGCTTGTGGCCAGTACAGCACCATGCGGGCAGAGTGCAACGTGATCGGCTCACCAGTTACGGGTTCCGATTCGTGCTCACCGAAGACGACGCACCGCCCATTGGTTCCACAGCACACGATAACGCTTTGCATAGCAAACCCTCCACTTCCGATTCTGAAATTACAACGTCCTCTTTCTTCGCGACACGTCGCCAATTGGTGCGCCACCACTCAATTGGCCTACAGTGACATCCCACCGCGACGTAGTTCCACGATCGGTACAGCACCACGTCATAATCTGCGATGCACCCTAGTCGCTCGCCGTAGCCGTAGCCGTAGCCGTCGCCGTAGCCGTAGCCGTAGCCGGAGCCGGAGCCGGAGCCGGAGCCGGAGCCGTAGCCGTAGCCGTCGCCGTAGCCGTAGCCGTAGCCGTAGCCGGAGCCGTAGCCGTAGCCGTAGCCGTAGCCGTAGCCGGAGCCGGAGCCGTCTATCATTTCCAGTCCCTTTATGACGTCAATCGCAATCCAAATGCCGGGCCAGCTTCACGCCCACTATCCTCTCAAACTCCTCCGGCTCCACGTACTGTCGGAGCTGGCGGAGTACGTCGAGGTAGAACTCAACATTGACTGTAAGCAGCGCCTTGTGAGCGCCAGACGCCCGCGTGTCCTTGAACCACTGATGCCGTGCGGGGTAATGTTCTTCAATCCAGACGGCGAATCCGTGGCCGTTACTGTGCGGAGACACCTCGCCGCACCATTTATGATGAGTGGCGCAAAGGCAAATGCCGTTCTCCAGCAGATATCGCACTGGGTAGCAGCCCCGTCGGATGAGGTGATGAGCATTCAAGTTGAGTGTTGTGCCGCAGACAGCGCAACGGTCGCCCCAGTCTGCCCGCACCGCGAGACTCCACAGGGAATCGGCCATGTCCCGAAGCCGCCCCTTGGCCGGCAATCCGCCTGCTGATTTCTTCCTATGCTTCGCCATAAATTCCTCCTCAACAGCCGTGGTCCTCCGGACTCGTCCCCCTCTGAGAATCCCTCTCGTTGCCCTCCGGGCTCCCCACACGGCTTCAGATTCTGGTGTTGGAAGGAACTGCAAGATCATTGCGCAGCGTCACCAGTTGGCGAGTGACTTCCAGCTTAACCTGAAACTCTATCAGCGCTTCGCGCTTCTTCGCTTTGATGCGTTCGTCGTCGTCCTTGGCCGCTTGAATCGCCGCCTCGACGGAGCCGAACATCTTCACCAAGTCCGCAGCCCCCTTCTCGCCGACTCCAAGGACGCCCTTCACTCCATCGACAGTATCGCCCATGATGCACTGGAATTCAGCCCAATTGTCCGGGGGAATTCCCGTCGCCTCGGTGTGGGCCTTCGCGCTGAGCCACTTGTACTCCGCCATCATCTCGCCGCTGGTTTCCTCCTCAGTCCACTCCACGTCCAGCAGAATATTGCAACGATCAGAGAGGCATTGACGCACGTCCTTGTCCTGGCTAAGCAACGTCACACGCCCGTCGAACTGCTTCGCGTAGCTCGCCATCACATCGTCCGCCTCGAACCCGTCTTGAGAGATGCAAGCGAAACCGTGGCCTTCGAGCAGCTCATACACAAGTTGCAATTGCTGGACGAGTTCGACGTCTTTCTTAGGCCGGTCTTTGTACTTGTCTTCCCAGTCCTTGGTGAGTAGCTTGCGAAAGTTGTTCGGACCATCGAAACAGCACGCCACGTCCGTCAGCCCCTTGGCTTTGAGTCGGTCTGCAGTCCGCTGAATCCAAGTAGCGACCCCTACCGCCGCTTCAACGCCGGCTCCCGAGAACCAGAAACGGTGCAGGAAATAGTTCACGTCAACGGCCAAGAGCCAGCGGGGACGCTCGGTTCGTTCCTGCTGGTCGGAGGCCCGGCTTTCATCCGACGTCTGGCCCTTATCGATGATGGCTTCCAACCGCTCGTGGCGATCGTGGCGGCCAGCGTTCTGCATGAACTGAGAATAGGTCACGTCATGCTGGCGATCGGGCTCCTTTGGGTACGCTCTACAGACGCCCCCAGCACGTTGCAGCATGCCTGGCGAAACCCATTCGGGCCAGATTTGCTGGTGCGTGTCGGACCATTTCGCCTCGGCGTAGCGGTACAGGTCCCCGATCTGGAACATGACATCCCGCTGTTGAATCGCCAACCCTTCGGCGAACGACTGGCACTGTTCCATCGTTAGGCCGGAGGTCTCAAGAAACCGTTTGCGCATTCGGCTCATGACTTATTCCTCGAATGGGACATCGGCGCTAACGCCGTTCGGTTCGGTGGTTTCCTCGATTCTCCTGCTCACCTTCACCAACGCAGCCTTCGTCCAGCAGGTGAAGTCACTCAGGGGGAATTCCCCGACGACCGACGTGACGAAGCGGGTGAACCCTTCACGCAGTTCGCCGGGGTTATCGTTGCCAGGGGCGAACTTATCGCGCCAGTCGCGCTTGAGCTGATTCAGTTCAGTTTCGGAAATCTCGTGTTCGGGCTCCTTCGGTATAGCCCAAGCGGGTAGGCTCGGTGGTTTCCACCAGTAAGCAGCCCCGCCAGCCTTCTCGGGCAGCTTGGCCCATTTCCACTGCTTGCCGGCTGGTTGGGATTCTGCAACCTCGGCGAACGTCTCGTCCAGGTAGTACAAGTAGCGTCCGATTCCCCACTGGGCGCCGGCCCGTTTCATGGCGCCGCTGAAACCACCCTTGGCCGCTTCGATGTTCGTCGGCTCGCACACGTCCCATTTGGTAATCCACTCAGATTCGGCGCCGTGCCCCATGCCGGGCTGCGTTTCAATCCGAATAGAAATACCCACCGCGAAGGCCGCCTTCCCGTTCACGTCAAGCATTCGCGGTTCTTCCACCCGCCAGTTCTCTGGCCCGCACACGTCGTCGAGCCGCTTCTGAATCGCTCGGGCGGTGATGTATGCCAGGGCGAGGCAAAAGATTCCCTTGCCCCCCATTCCGCTTCGGGATACCCGCCACTCGATGTCTTCCATGGGGAACGGAAGGCTGAGTTTAGATAGGTCGATGGTCATTCTGAATCATCCTCCTCAATGGCTGTCTTGAGTAACGTCTGAATAGATTGCTGGCCGTCACGATATCCCTGCTTATAGTCCAGCTCGGCACTTGCATTGCATTGGAATTTCTCCCTCGCCTTCAGCATTTCGTCAGCCAAGCAGTACGCAGCCGTGGCGATAACGTCGTCGGCGTGATCCAATTGAAACATCGCTTGCATCGCCATTCCCGCGAACCAGTCGCGGAGACTCATACCGCCGTCAATCGGCTGAAGGAGTCCGTCTTTGTCTATTTGATGTCGCGTTGTCTCGCTCATTCTGAATTCCTCCCATCGCCCGCCCAGCGCCCCACGGCGGGGTGAGAACCGCGGGGGCGGGCGGACGTGATGCTATTCCCGTCTTTCCTCGTGGAACTCGATTGTCACAATTTGCGCGGAAATGCCGGGTATATCATGGAGAATGATTTCGTCGATCTCTGCCTCTCGCGGGATATCTTCTAGCGTGTTGATTACGTGTTGCACACTAGATCCTGTCTTGAAGCCCACGCGATGCTTACAGCGCACGATCCGTACAGCGTCCTTGTGCACAGTCCGCAATAGATCCGTTTCAGACTCATTTGTTGCCATCATTTCACCCTCCTGTTAAAGTCGCCGGCCAGCCGCCGCCGGGGTTACTCCTGTTGTTGGCGTAGTCGATACTCTCTCTGCTGAGTACCGCACCACTTCCTAACCCAACAGCCCATCCAACTGTTCCAGAATTGATATTCCGTCATTACCAGCCAGTCGGGCCACATACAGGTAGCCCTGGCTTTAACGCTTTGCAGGACAACCCAGCCATCGCAGCCATAATGCCACTTCTGCCATTTCAGCCAGCTTTGCCCATACATCAGGATCGGGCAGGTATACGGGTGGTCGTTTAGCCATTCCATTAGTCGTATTCCTTAGCTAATCGACGATTGCGAATGCCGTCCCACGTCCATTGAACTCCATCCCTTGCCACAATTTCGCGAGCTGAATCGAGACTGATCTTCTGCTCTTTTGCTAGGGCTTCCGCAGCCACGTCGTCTTCGCGTTTAATCGTTCCGATAATCATTGCTACACCCCTTTCATTGAAAACGGGCGGCCCCAGCGGCTCCGTGAGAGACCGCTGAGACGTGCCCGAGGAGTCACTCTCGGGTGCCCGTTGTGTTGACATGGCTCGTTTCCGTGGTATCTTCACTGTTGGAGTCACATTCTGAGTAAGGGTTTATTCCGTGAGTTTCACCCAACCCAAAAAATCTCACTGTCAAGGGCCGGCGTTAAAAACTCCGCCGGATCGGTTCGACAGGCCAAAGGCTGTTCTCCACTGGAGTTTTCCCGGCTCCGGCTGCTTAGTTGATAGCAGGCTACCCCTACGTCCGGGTCCACAAGTGATTGAACAAAAACAGCCGCTAGTAAGCCGTTGGGAGTCACGCCCCAGCAGTCGTAGCCGTTAGCCGTCATGCTCAGAAGAACCGCACAACGTCCTCGTGCACAGTCCTCAATAGATCCATTTCAGACTCATTTGTTGCCATCGTTTCAGCCCTCCTCGTGTGGTTAAAGTCGCCGGCCAGCCGC